CCAAGACCGAGATCGAGAACTACGGCTTCAACCCCGCGCTGATGGGCACTGGCGTTTCGGACATGTCGGGCAGAGCCATTGCGCTCCAGCAGCAGGCCGGCATTGCCGAGCTGGGCCCGTACCTCCTGGCCTACAAGGGATGGAAGCTGCGGGTCTACCGGGCCATCTGGAACAGCGTCCAGCGCCACTGGACAACCGAGCGGTGGATTCGCGTCACCGACGACGAGGATTTGGCCCAGTTCATGCAGATCAACCAGCCGGCGGTCGATGAATTCGGCTATCCGGTTATGGACCAGGCCACCGGCCAGCAGGCATTGATCAACCAGCTCGGCGCCCTGGATGTGGACATCATCATCGATGAAGGCCCGGACACGGTGAACATGCAGGCCGATGCCTACGACACACTGTCCATCATGGCACAGAAGGGCGGGCAGGTTCCTCCGGAAGTGCTGATCGAGCTTTCGCCGCTCGCTGGTGCCCAGAAGAAGAAGGTGCTCGGCATGATCGAGCAGGCGCGTCAGCAGGCCATGCAAGCGCCTCCCGAACAGCAGGCGGCGGTGCAGATCGAGTTGAAGGCCAAGGCGGCTGATGCGGCCAAGACGGAAGCCGAAGTTAGCAAGGTCGTCGCGGAAACCGCCAAGATCAAGTCGGAGACGGTCAAGACCGTGACCGACACATCAATTGCCATGACGGACGCGGCGTTCCCTGCGCCGCCCCCTCAACGGCAGCAGCCACAACCAAGTTTCTAGCAGGCTCCTTTCGAGGGGCCTTTTTCATGCCTGCCGCCGGGGTTCGGGCGAACCGCATAGCCAAGCGCAAGAGCTGAGTGCCGCCAACTTCAAGGGCGTTTGCCGTCGCCGGGCTTTGTCGGGCGCTTCGTGACCTCCCCCACGTATTGGAGAAAGACTATGGACGGAACGGAACTGGACGAGATCATGAACGAGCCACTTGAAGGCTCCGATGTGGTCGATACGGTTGCTACAGAGGCCCCGGCCCCTACGCAGCCACGCGATGAGACCGGCAAGTTTGCCCCCAAGCCGCAGGAAGATGATGCCCCGATAGTTGACCCTGACAATGCAGCCAAGGCGGCTGTTGAAGGCGGGGAACACGAAAAGGGCAGGGTTCCTGTCGCGGCTGTGCAGGCCGAACGGGAGAAGGCTCGGCAGGAACGCGATCGTGCGAACGATCTGGAACGCCGGCTGGCTGAAATGCAGGGCCAACTAACGGTTCTGACGCAGCAGCGCCAGCAGCCAACCACGCCGGTTGAAAAGGCCAAGCCAAAGAGCTTCTGGGAAAACCCCGACGAGTTCCTGAGCGAGCGGCTCGCACCCGTCCAGCAGACGGTCCAGCAGCAGCGGTTCGAAATGTCCCGCATGCTGGCGGAAGAAAAGCTCGGCCCTGACGTGGTGAAAGCCGCAGATGACGCCCTGGGAGAACTGATCAAGGCCAATGACCCATCGGTCGCGACCCTGCAGGCCCAGATTGCCAACTCCCGCCACCCCTATGCCGACCTAGTCGCATGGCACAACAAGCGCCAGGCCATGGCCGACATCGGGGACGATCCGACCGCCTTTCGTGACCGGGAGCGCGAGCGCATCCGGGCCGAACTGATGGCTGAACTCGGCATCGAAGCTGCGCCCGCCGTTCCGGGTAATTCCACGCCGTCCACCCCCACGAAACCCCTGACCAAGCTTCCCCAGTCGCTGTCTCGACTGCCCGGCGCCGGCAACGGCAATGGCGCGGTGGACACCAGTGATGCGGGGATTTTCACCGAAGCAATGGGCGGGCGCTAAGCGCTTCCCCGGCAACTGAAAGACCCCTGAAATGGCTATCTCGGACGTTCAGGCCAACAACAAGTTGGTCGTCTATACCAAGGAGATCAACCGCGAGTTCGTTCGCGGCAACATGTTCTCCCCCTATATGAGCACCTCGCTCAACGCGATCATTCGCGTGAAGCAGGAACTCAAGGCCGGCGGCGAGCAGATGAATATCCCGCTCGTCACCAAGCTGAGCGGTCGCGGCGTCGGCTCCGGCCCGCTCGTCGGCAATGAAGAGAAGATCGACAACTACGGGTTCCGCCTGTGGATCGATTGGGCCCGTCACGCCGTCGCCACCAAGAAGAGCGAAGCCCACAAGGACAGCGCCGATGTGTTCGGAGAGGCAAAGCCCCTCCTGACCGATTGGGGCAAGGAACGCCAGCGCAACGATATCATCGAAGCGTTCATGGCCGTTCCGTCCGAGTCCGCTCCGACCGGCCTTGGCACCGACGAGGGCGATACAGTCAATGGCGTTCGCTACGAACTGGCGAGCACGGCCCAGCGCAATACCTGGAACGCGGCCAACTCCGATCGCGTCCTCTACGGCAATGCCCGTGGCAACTACAACGCCACCCATGCCACTGCGCTCGGCAATGTCGACACCACCAACGACAAGCTCAACCGCACCACCCTGGGGCTGCTGCGCGAAATCGCTGAACAGGCCGACCCTGCCATCCGCCCCTACCAGACGGAAGACGGTTACGACTGGTTCGTCTGCTTTGTCGGCACCAACTCCTATCGCGACCTCAAGGCCGA